AGGATACTCTTGATGTAGGTTGTCCTTAAAGATCCGCGCCAATACACGGAACTCTTGTTTCTGTGAGTAGTGCAGCCGCTTGTGAATAGCGGACATAACTTTCATGCCACGCTCTAGGAGAGCCACAGTGGTCCCTACAGGAGCCTGACCGTTCGCGTCGGCAGTCTGCTGGTCGGCAAGTGAAACAAAGCGTCTACCGCCCTCTATAAGCGCACCCAGTAGCTGTGCCAGCGTACCAGATGGTTCTTTGTATGGCAGCGGGATGATCGAATCCCGTATGTTCCCGCCAGGTGCATCAATGTCCCGCCACTCCCCAGGCTGCAAAGGCTCGTCATCATTACGAACCCGCACCCCTCTGGCCTTGAATCCTGCTGGGAGATTGGCAAGAGTTCCTGCATCGATCAACTGCCGGAGGATGCTCGTTGCCGCACGACCAAGGCCACCAATCATGTGGATCAGGCCGAACCCATAGAAGCCCAGACCTGGCATAAACTTGTAGTGTACGAAATATTGTTGCTTCTTAGCTAACCCCGTGCCCTCTTCAAAGTTACGGCGGATACCAAGAACCTGTCCTGAACCCTCATCAATCGTAACGATGTACGGCAGTGCAATACCTGTAGGCTCCCCATCAGGAGCCATGTCTTCAAAACCCTCTAGGTCCAGATCGACATGCATCTCAAGGATCGTATAGATTTCGTCAGTGTACGTGCGTGACGTACCCTGTAGTTCGTCCACCTTCTGACGAACCTCGTCCTCATCCTCGTCATACTTGCTTAACTCTACATCTCTGTAGAATCCCGCGATCTGCATCTTGCGAACTTCATTCGCATCCATGCGTAGGACATGCGTAACACGAGACGCAGTCGCCAAGTCCGATGCAGCATAAGGTACAACCAAATCCTGCGCCGGAATGAACTTAGATACGGCCCGTTGTTTCGCTTCGTCAAAGTATACCTTCTTAAACGTAGAACCAGACAGCGGTAAGTAGAACAGCAACTGATCCATATCAGGATCGAACTCTTCCATCACTTCCATGATCTGGTAGTTCATAAAGTCCTTAACACGCCCAGCCTGTTCTTCACGCGCCTGATCCTGCAAACCCAAGACCTGCGTCTTAACAGGACCACCAGACGGCAATAGTTCTTTGTACGCCTGCGCTTGGAACTGTGTAACGCTCTCCGCAATCAGCGGGTGCGTGACGCCACTAGCTCCTTCAAACGGGACAGTACGCTCTTCATACTTAACACCAAGCTGGTCCAAGCCTTTTGTATAAGTCTCTTCCCACTCAGAACGAGACTCCATGTCTTCTTCGAAAGACGCTCTAAGGTCTGACGAGATTTCTCCAAGATAACCATCATCCAAATACTCCGCTAAGTTTGCGCCATGTGGTATCTGCTCTTCTACCTGACCAACCAACATCTCTTGGATGGCTTCGATAATCGCGCCACCTTCTCCGTCTGGTGTTACCTCGGCCCCGTTAGGAAACATTTCCATTTGGTCCTCAACAGGAACCTCGACTGACGCCTCGGTTGGCATCATGTCTTCAGGGGTAATCCCAGAATCTACAATCGGTGGCAGTGCCATCAGTAATACTCCCGCTTACGACGATAGTACTCGTCGTGATCATCGCCTTCACCTTGCAAGGATATAAACCCTCCCTGCCGAAAACGCATTAGTGCTAACGTCATACTATCACAAAAGTCATCATGATCGCCATTAGGAAATGAAACTACTTCCTCGATCACTTCGTCAGCAAATTTCTTGTCTCTTGGTGCCCATACTACACCAGCTTCGAATAATGGCGCAACCATGTGCATTCTGGTTACTTTATCCTTCCCCTTACCAGGCGAGAAGCCCAGTGCCGGAATACCGCGTAGCCGCAACTCGTCAATGAGCGGTGTACCCGTCGCTTTCGCTTCGACCACAACCATGTCTGGCTCCCAGTATTCGTGTTCTTCATACGCAACCTCCTTGAGTTCAGGGAAATTCCATCGCCCACGCCGCGCATCCATCAATATCAGGTGATCCGTCCCACCTTCCTCCGGTTCGAACACACCCCATGTGGTAATCGCGCTGTAGTCAGCCGTCTCCTTCTTAGAAAACGCCGTATCGTAGGCTTGAATAATGTATTTTACGGGCGGAATCTCTTCTTTCTCCCATTCCTGCCACCATTCGCGCTTGATTATCGCAGAATCTGAACTTGTCGGCGTCTGTTGCCACTGCGCATTCCATTTTTGCACAGGCAACGACGCTTTAATCGACAACAGCGCGTCTTTTTCCCAGAACTCAGGCCACAACGGCTTGTCTGACGGCAGAATCGCGGGAAATTCTACCACTTCCCACTGATCCGCCATGATATCGCTGCCCTGCGCAGCCAATAAACGCCCCGTAAGGTCCTTTTTTCCCCACCGAGTCATAACAATTATGATTGCACCGCCAGGTTGGAGACGCTGACGGGGGCCAGAGGTGTACCATTCGTACGCATGGTCGAATGCAGTCTCACTCAAAGCGTCTTGTTCCGAGTGAGGGTCGTCAATTACGAACAAATCCGCACCACGACCAGTCACCGCAGCACCAACACCAGCCGCAAAGTACTCGCCGCCCTTGTCAGTTTGCCATTTTCCTGCGCCCTTGTTGTCTTCTTTTAGATTGGTATCAGGAAAGATGTCTTTATATTGTGGATCGTCTATAAGATCACGAACCTTCCTACCAAAACGAACAGCAAGTTCAGTATTATGGGTAGCCTGAATAATCTTTAGTTTAGGGTTCCTACCCAAAAACCACGCTGGCATCAGATATGACGCAAATTCTGACTTAGAATGACGCGGTGGCATGTTGATAATCAGACGTTTCAACTCGCCCCGCGCTACTCTTTCCAGTTTTTCTGCAATAATCCGATGGTGACGGCCCTCAATAAAGTTCTCATACACATGGTGAGCAAAGGGCATGAATAGTTCCTGCGCTTTTTCCCGTGTATCCAAGCGTTTCTTGGCCTCAGTTAAGGCCAAGATCTCTTTTAGGGCTTCTTCTGGTAAGGCTTGTAGGTTCATGTGCTACGAATCGTTGGTCTCACTCGCTCTGTCGAAGTCGTCGTCTTACGTCTCTGGCCTGGACCTCTGCGTCCTACGTTACCAGACAACCCTGTGTAGGCTCTTGTTGACGCCCCCGCACGTTGACGAGTGTCTGTAGTTATCTTCTGACACATCGGACCATCTGCCGTTTGAACCATCTCATAGCCTTCAGGACATTCAGTGACCGTATTACCATCGTCATCAGTGGTCGTTGTGACCGGAATAAAGATATCTGTGCCGTCGTCATCGGTGGTAGTCGTGGTCGTAGTTGTGTCGTCATCGACTTCTTCGTCGTCTTTGTCAGGATAGTCACCTGTCTCCGTTAAGACTTTCACTTCGGTAGTTGTGTCGGTGTCAGTAGTCTCGTCCGTTGCCGTGTCAGTAGCCTCATCCGTCGCCGTAGTAGTCTCTGGCTTAGTAGAAGTAACCGATGGAATCGTTGTCTTACGATCTTCAACCTGTACTAGATCAAGTTCGCCTTGAGCATCGTCGTCTATTTCAACCGTCACATCTTCCTCAGTGTCAGTAGTTGTGTCACCACGAACTGATGTGAACACTGGAGTTTCATCAAGCTCAACAACCGTGTCCTCAGTCGTATCCGTGTCACGAACAGTAGAGAACACTGGAGTTTCCGTTGTTTCTTGATCCGCCCGTACCGATGTGAACACTGGAGTTTCCGTTGTTTCATCAACTTCGACTTCCGCTGCTACATCTGAATCCATACGAGCTTTGACCTCATCTGGTCCCAGTCTCAACAATTCAGTCACTTCCGCTTGTGCAATCATCGGGTTGGACGATGCTTCTTCACTTAAAAGACCTGCATTTTGCAGAGTTTCAACTCCAGATTTCGAAATCAAAGCACCACCTGCGATCTGTTGCGCTCTTGCCCTCTGTAGAACCAATAATGGGCCTACTTCTGGTGATTGAGTTGCTGCTGCGGTCAATGCTTCAGTATTTACTGTACGTTTACCAACATGGTTTGGCGCACTAATTAAGCCTTCATCTTCCATTTGCTGCACGGCCTCTTGGGCCTGATCAAGGCCAATACCTAGCTGCCTTTGAACATACGCAGCAGAAACTTTACCCTCTTTACGCACCAAGTTAACAGCGTCCTGGTAATTTGTATCCGCAGGAGCCGCAGCATCCGCGTCCATCTTAGATGTGACCGCATCAGTTTGTGGCAACGACAAGTTCAAGTTCGAAGCAATGCCGCTCAGATCAGGGGTCGTTGGTCCAAGGCTCTGTGCATCTGTTAGATTCAACCGTGATGCAATGCCGCTCAGATCAACATCCGTATCACGAGTTGTCGTCGGCATCATCGGAGCTTGGTCCGCCTCAGTTGGCAAGAAATTAATCCGGCTACCCGTATCGTCCACACCTACCTGCATATCCGCAGTCAACTGCAATGGATTACGTGTATCAACAAACGGTGTCGTTACTTCATCAAACGTCTGGATCGCCGCCGCCAAGTCGTCGCCTTGGTTAACCACGGTTGTCCGACCTGTGTCGTTGTTGCGCAGCAATGTGTCCCCACTTGGTAGCGGTTCTACCGCAATGTTGCTGCCACCGCCGATACCTGTCGGTTGATCCTGTAGATCAGACGCTGTTGGGCGTCCTACCGCTGGATCGATGTTGAAGTTACCCAAGCTAACCACGCTATCAGACGCCATGTCGCTCAGTTCCTGCATCGACAATCCTGTCGCATTTTGCAAGTTCTGTAGGATCTGTGGAGAAATAGTTCCCTCTTCCGCCTTCACGTTGTCGATAATCTCTTGCGCAGCCACTCGTTCCATGGTCGTTGCCTCCGATGCCGCGCCCTGCGCTTCT